GAGACCGGGGCACAACGATGAGAGCATTACTGGAGGCGTCCGCATCTCGCCCGGTGCTTGCTTGTGAAGGTAGTGCTCTCTTCGTTGTGGTGAATAAGGCATCTGAACCGATAACTGTCGGTGTGAGTTGGGGCATCTGCGCAGAGTTGCCATGCCGAATAGACTGCGTACCACAACGACTACCGGGAAAGTTCGGGAGCCTGAAAGAATCAAGAGGCAGCTCTTTCAGGGTGATCCTGCCTAGTTGGTATAGCTCCGTGTTTGCGGGACGACTCCAACCACGCTGGCTGTGAGGTCAGCACACAACAGGTAAGAGCATTGACCGAGCCTAAAAGTAATTGGCAGATACCCTCTCAGGGGTTGGTCATATCGGGACTGCAGTCGGCGCAACTGAGATAGAGCCACAATGCAGCGCTCAGTGCTCTTTCCGTTGTGGTAACTGCGGCTATGCGCGCGTGACGAGCCAAACCCGTCCAGATGAATACGTTTCCGGGCAGTGTACGTCGCTGGAATTGGCTAATACCAGCAGGTGGAGGCACCACCGCCACAACCAAATCACGTAGGGCCGTGATGCTGTGTAGTACCCCGTAATCATTGCTTCCAGCTTTGCCCGGTTCGCCGGGCATTTTTTTAAGGTGATCCGAATGAAAACAGTTGAAATTCTGGCTAAGTATTTGCCTGCATGGAATCCAATTTTTGTGCGAATAGTTCAAGGCACTGACGGTTGTTTTTATGGTGTATACGCTCACGACGAGCTTGCGTTTGCCAAGCTAAATGATGTTTGTCTTTGTGGCATTGCTAAGGCAGATGACTATCGCACCAGCGTAAACCGCGAAGAGTGGATCGCCGAGCGCAATAAACCTGAAGATCTGGTGGTCTTGGCTGATACCAAGATCAAAGCAGGCTCGATTAAAGCTGAGGATTTGGAAAGCGCATCAACAGCTGAGGATCGCTACCAGGCGAAGTTGCATTACCTCGGTGAGCTGTTGGTGACGATCGCCAACAAGAACGGCGGCGTCAGCCAATCTACCGCTGAAGTCGTCGCCGACGCAGTAAGCGCGTCATTCGATAGAATTAAACTGTGAGGTAATAATCATGTCCCGTCTAGAAGATACAAAAGAGTCAGCGGTAACCGTAATGCAGGAGTATTTCCCAAACGGCGGTCGCGACTATGACGATGTAGTAGCGCTCTTTGAAGCCATTTATGCCGGAAAGATTCCGGGAGTTCAGGTTACGCAGTTAAACCCGGCACGCGGTGAGATGATCGAATACCTGAAACAAGCTATCGGCGAAGGTTATCAACCTGAACATGAAGCCGCAGTAAGTGAGCTGTCGGTGATTGATGCGCTATCCGATGGCGACCTTAACCGCGAGTTTGGCAAATGCTGGCAGTGGTACAACATGGGCGGCGGATTCCATGAAACATTTGAAGCGCCAAAGCGGAAAAGTTTTGAGCAGGCCGTAGAGCCTGCCATCAAATGGCTATGTGAAAACTCTAATCCGCATGCTGTTATTACGGTTGATGTCGCCGGTGCGACGCTGATGACCGCCGAGCTATCCCACGCGACGGATAAATTCATCAAAGATTGATGCAGTGACATGTCACACTAGCCCGCCGATGAGCGGGCTTTTTCATGCATAGGGGTCATATTCTGTGATTGCCTTTCCCTGCTGGCCCTGTTGCTGACCAGGCACAAACTGCTTCTTCACCACGGGGAAAGCGTAGGTCAGCACATAAGCGTCGGCGTCGTTAGGTGATCTACCCAGCAGCTCTTTAATCTCATCCTTGTCCTGCAAAATTTTCCTGCTGTCCTTCAGCCTGACCTTGTACTCCGGCGCGCTCAGTTCATCGGCAAGGTTCTGGCTGTCCAGTTGAGCGCCAAGCTTCAGCGCATCGCGGGCCGATTTGTACATCTCGCCACGCTTGTTCCCCATCTCGGGGTCTGACGTGCCTCCCCCGAACTGTATCAGCGTCCAGTTGCGCCCCCAGTTATCGCCAACAGATTTAAGCCCGGTACCATACCCATAGTCGATAAACACCGCGTCAGCCTGGTACTGGTCTTCGAAGTCAGCGATCACCTTTGCAAACCATACATCATCAGTGGTGCGTGGCCACTCGCCAAGCTTCTTGCAGTGCAGTCCCTGCCGCAGGTAGATAACCGCCGGGTCTTTACCCTGGTGAGACGGGTCGACTCCGAGGACAACAGCGGCGTGCTGAACCTGCGCTGGCGTAATCACCCGGCCAACTGCCGGCTGCGTCAGGCCGGACGGAATGAACTGGTTTTCTGACGCATCCGGGAAGATCCCCCGCACACGCACCTTAACGAAGTCCGAATCCTCGCCGTAGTCCTCCACCCATTTCTGGAGCTGCTCTTTGTTCGTGCCTTCCACGGTGCGGCTGTCGATCTGCTTCGCCTTCCAGCGGTGCCGGTACTTGCGGAAACATTCGCGGAATCGTCCGGTGTTACGCGTCGGGTTACCGAATGCCACCCAGATAATCTCTGTGTCTTCATCGGTCAGCGCGCCCTCTGCTACCTCCCACACCAGATCGGCGATATTGGACGCCTCATCGAACACGACGATGATACGCTTGCGCTCGTTGTGCAGGCCTGCAAACGCTTCAGTGTTGTGCTCAGACCACGGGATAGCATCTGCGCGCCAGCGCTTGTCGTGGCCCGGATCGTTGCTGTACATCGCCGTCGCGGTGGTGGTGAACCAGTCTTTGGTGATGGACAGATTCGACCACTTGATGATTTCCGGCCAGGTCTTGGTGCGCAGCTGGTTGTCGGTGTTGGCGGTCACCACCACCTTGCAGTCCTCGCAGGTGGCCATGCCCCAGTTGATGAGCATTGAGATAAACGCTGACTTGCCGATCCCGTGCCCAGAAGCCCTGGCAATCATCAACGGCTGATAGCGCGTTTCCGGGTTCTGAAGGTGATCGCGTATCTCGCTGAATGCCTCAGCCTGCCACTGGCGAGGCCCTTTCGCGTGCGCCAGCTCTGTACCCTCTTCGCCCCAGGGGAACGAGTAGAGTGCGAAGCCGAGCGGATCGTAAGTAAACCCGGCGATATCCTCCACCAGCTGCTCTTCCGGCGACATGGCTGCGGCTGTCACTGGTCACCACCAGACTGTTCTTTGACGCGGCGCCGCGCGGCGGCCATGCGGTCGGCAATGGTCAGCGTGCCAGATACCTCAACACGCTCCTTGAACGCGTTCACGTCGACGTGCTTACCGATTAGCTCGAGGTTCTTCACCTTGTCCGGCCACTTAATCGACTTCAGAACGCCGATAATCTTTTTCTCGTCACCCTTACCCTCGAACAGCTCGGCTACCTTTACGCCTGATAAGAACTGACGCCACTCCTTTGGCCACGTACTCAGCGGCTTTAAGCTCAGGTCGTCATCCATGATATCGGCCAGATCAAGCTCGTCGATCTCCTTCAGCCTCATAAGCACATAGTCAGCCGAGATACGGGATCGCTTGTTGCGTTGCTCCATCAGCTCGGCGATGCGTTCCTGGATGCGCTCATCCCGCATCATCACGCTGGCCTTGGCCGCTGCCGTATTGGGTGAGAATCCTGCGTCTATGGCAGCCTGACGCTGATTTTCAGGCATCCTGATGTACGACTGGCAGTAAGCCTCCTGCATGTCAGTAAGAGGCTTAAACTGCGTAGATTTGCGCTTGTGAGGTTTGGGTGTCGCGGCCATTGTTACCACCTGAGTAAATATTACCAATATGGTAATACTATCACGCAAAATAAAGCCGCCATAGTCGGCGGCTACTGTGATCGCTTAAAGTAAATCGTGACATGTCACACCGTTAGTTTCAGGTCATGCCACCCGCTGGTCACCCAGCACTGCGAATCACCCTGGCACGGGCAGCTGTCTACCGGCAGTTTGTCGCCGCACTTGCCGCACTGGCTGACTTCAAGATTAGCCACCTGCTCTTTCAGGCGGGCATCATCCTGGCGGATCAGCAGCGTGATGTACTCGTTGAGGTCATACGGCTCGCGCCCGGGGCGACGGGCGGCGCAGTTATGCGCCACCATGTCCAGTTCCTGCTGATCAAGCACAAGCTCCATCTTGCGGCCACCGGCAGCGGCCTGGCGGGCACGCTGCGCTGCTTTGCGTTCTGCTGGGGATTTAGGCATTAATCACCCTTAACCTTTAAACCGGCTGCGCGGATATCCTCTTTGGCATCTCGCAGACCAGCCATATAGTGATCTGTCGGACATGCATCTGCCTTCACCAAAAAGAAAGGCCTCTGCTTAATGTCAATTTCTATAGAAGAGCGCGAAGCCTGCCA